ATAACTCATGATGATCTGCCTGCCTGTTTTCGGCTGCATAGGCAGCATCCATCACCTCTCCAAGACTATTGTAATAGCCTGTTTTTGCTGGAACGTAGTACGTCCACCCCGCATTGGTGCGATAAACACTGACCATCAGACCACATGCCTCCAGGAGCGATACTTAACAACGTTTTCCACAGCGACGCGGGATAAACCGTAGGTATCAATGAGGGCTGTGACAGTCGCACCCAATGCGTACCTTTCCCGAATCTCGCGGACCAAATCCTCAGTGAGTTTGGCCCTGCCGTTATCCGCTCCGGTGTAGCTGCGATGCTCGTTCTTAGCCATCAGTGAATTTCGGACCACCGTTTACCTACTGAAGGTTCAGCAAGCGGAGGGATTTCACCCAGCCACTTGGCCTCAGCGGATTCCATTATCCGTTTTAGCTCCGCTGCCCAGTGCTGGGCCTTGTCCTCTTTAACCAGCAGCAAAATTTCATCATGCACGCAAGCTGCGATCCTGACTTCTAGCTCCCCCGCAGCCTCAATAACAGGCCATAGGTTGCCCAGCGCACACTTAAGGATGGCCGCACCAGCGCCTTGGATCGGGGTGTTACACCGCACAGTCAGCCGGTTCATATCCCCAGGCAGGAACCGCCGCATCCGGGAACTAGGGATACGAATCTCTGCGAACATATCCCCTTCCGTTTTACGGGCGTCATCTGCGTTTTTTCGCTGCCACTTCTGGATTCCTTGATATGTATCCAACCACTGCTCTCTGATTTCAGCAGCCTCTTCAAAAGTCATGGTGATGCCCGACCCAGCAGCGTAATTACGCAGCCCTTTAGCGCCGGATCCATACAAAAGGCCAAAGTTTGCGGATTTTGCAATCTGCCTGGAACACCCAATAGATTCAGCGGTCACAGTATGGAGGTCTTCCCCATCCTGGAACGCCTTGGTCATCCTCTCGTCCTGAGCCACTGCCGCAGCGAGTCGTAATTCCATCTGACCAAAATCCGCGTCAACAAGCAGATAACCATCAGGAGCTTCAACGCATTGACGGAACTCCGTATCACGGGGAATCTGCTGGTTGTTGGGCTTGATGCAGGACATCCGACCCGATTCCGCTCCAAGCTGCAGATAGCTGGCACGAACAAAACCATTTTCGTCTGCTTTTTCGAGGATTGATTCAACCATTTGGCGGCGCTTGTCCGCCTTTTTCCACGCCAGATACGTCTGAATGACATGATGATCGGCAGCATACTCCTGGAGCGCCTCCCTAGCGGCACTGGGTTTGCCCTTGCTATTGACAGGCGGCTCCCCTAACAGGTCGGTGAACTTTTGCAATAATTGTCTAGGACTGCCTAGGTTGAAGCCTGCTTCCTGCTTGGTGCCAAGGCGAACAGAACCAGAAGCTTTTGGGCGGAGGTTGAACGTCTCTGCCCTCTCGATCTCCTCAATTTCCGCATACCACCGCTCGCGGACATCATCGTCGTGGCCCATTTCGGTGAGACGTTCTCGAAGGTACGAAAGTCTTTTAGGGTTTGGCACTTCTCTGGGGAGTTTTTTACCCTCAGGGAGCGCTGTATCCAGTTCCCGTAGAAACTCTCGACTGAGCGCAATAATCGTGAACTGGTAGTCATTTCGTAGCTGTCTAAGGGCAGGAAGGTTCCAAGGCAATCCGGTACGCCACATCTGGGCCATAGCCGGAAGCGCCTTGCACTCTAGGCTTGACGCTCCGGTAAGACCGGTATTCGCCAGCGCACTCCGCAACTTTATATCCAGCTCTAACAACACCTCGACATCCTTAGCCGCATAGACAAGCTGCTCTTCACTAAGGTCTGTGGCGCCCCAGTCGGACGTCTGTTGCTCCTTACTTACTTCAATACGTAGATACCTTTTGGCCACATGTGCAAGACCATGTTTTACATTAGGCAGCCCATTAGATAACAATTTGCTGGCTAACATCGTACAGAACAGCTCCCCCTTGGGACGTATTGCGTGTTCTTGCAGCCAACCAAGATCAAAGACAGCGTTGTGAGCTACCCAACGCCTCTTTACATTAAAGAAGTCGGACACTTTATCCCAGTCTTCATCGTCTAAATCGAAGCAATCGATAACAACAATTGTTCTTGCGTCGCTGCAACCCAGTTGGATGAGACGCAGTTTGCCCACCTCTGGTTGCAGCTGGAGCGTCTCGGTATCAAACGCGATGCAGGTAGACGAAGCTAAAGCGCCGAGGTGCTCGACGCCAAATAGAACCTTGTACTCAGACATGAAGGTGTGATCGTTCAGATGAGAACCGAAGTAATCAGCCCGACACAGAAACCGGCAAAGAAAGCAAGCTTAACGGTGTCGGGCATTGACCTCAGGCGTGTTTTTCTTCGGGGAACTCGCCGTCCCAATCGGACTCGTGAGTCCCGTCTGGAGCGTACCAACCGCCTTCGTCGCAAGCCCAGCCTGCCTCTGTACGCGCATTCCAAACCGTTTCTTCCCAAGCCATAGCGGCATCGACTGAGTTTGCGATCGAGCCATAACGCTCAAACTCTTCCGCTTTTTTAAGGTTGTGCTCTGCAACCTCAGCCTGCATATATGCAGGAGCCGTTTTCATTTTGATGTAGTCGAGTGGGTGAGTTGACATTGTTTTAGGAAAGTGGATCGTAGAAAGGGTCAAGTTCAAATTCAGTGATAAGTCGGTTCAAGTACCACTGAGCTTTACGTAGGTCTTCAGCGCCACCTTTTTGACGGTAGCGCCACAGGTACTTTATGTTGTTGCCGCGCAAATAACCAAGAAATTCATCTTGTGTCATCTGCGCTTTGATGGCATCGATGCACTCAACATCACCACTTTGGTAGTGGCTTGGATTGATTGCGTCACTCATCGTCCGGGAAGATGGGGGGAATTGCGTACCAATCGTTCTTTGGGATCCAAGCGAGCAACCGCTCGATCTCTTCACCCGTTGGAGCGTTGGTGTGATTGATTGGTTCGTACCAGAGTAGTACCGCTTTACAGAGAGCGGAACCAAACTGTGGTGGCTCCGTAGCAGTCGCTGGAGCAACCTGTACGGCATCTTCGACGATGGCGTGAATCTCTAGGAGATCGGAATCGCGCTTGTAGCTGTAAGAGACAAGCTTAGGCATGGGTGGCGCCTGAACTACCTCAGTAATGTAGCAGCCTAGTCAAGGTAACTGGAGATCACCGGAAACACTTCATGTTCGTACTCGCTCTGGATGCTGGCGTCGATCCCGCCATTTAGCGCCGTTTCGATGTCACGCTCCAGGCGGCAAAACTCATCTGGATCGTCCTCATATACCCCTTCAAAGACCCTGAATACCCCTCCATCGGGGCTATAAGCCGTGAAACGCACCAGGGCAAGAAAGCTCTGAGGGCGCTTTAGTTCGTAGTAGGTGATGGTGGTCTTTGAGTCCACTGGTCCACCCGGCCTACCACCAGTGTGACCCGTTTTGACGAAGCGAAGCATAATGTAATAGTTCGCCGGAGGCGTGATGGACACAAAACGGGAGTTCATCTACGAGCGGTTCAAGCGAGACATCCACGGCATGGACAACCTGAAGGACGTTCAGGAGACCGCCTGTAAGTTCTTGCGCCTGTACCTAGCCCAGCAAGACATCGTTGACGAACTGATCAACAAGGGGTGGCTGCCCAAGGGAACAGCCACCGGCATTGATTAGTCCCGTGGAGCGCGAGAGGCGTAAGCGTTCTTCCGCTCCCTAATCAAGCGCCCTGTCTCGTTGAAGCATTCACGCCGCACCTCATAGGGGATGGCGTTCACCATCTGGTTGATACGGAACTGCAGGAACTGATCGTCATCATCAGCCTGCATATCGGTGAGGTGTGCGGACTGGACTGCGTTACTTAGACCGCTAACGATCCAATGGCGGAAGGTAGGCGAACCAAGTAAATCAGCCAGCTGGATCTTCTCGGAAGCATCGAGAACCTTGTCAGGGATTGAAACCGGAGCCTGGAACGTCATTACCTAATCCTTTTTAAGTTGTGCCTTTTGGCCCACGTACTGTAGCAGTGAGGACCAAAACAGCGGGTTCACAGCAGGATATTTGGAACCCTGTACCCGTACCTTCGGCAGAACTCAACGGCGACAGCCTTATGATGCTCCCTCGGTTGCCGATTCCTGGGCAGCCCAGGAATGGCGTCCTTTGGATCCTTAGGGATTTCGGTCAAGCCCAGGTCAATACGAATCCTACGAAGCTCTGTACCCACCTTCTTGTAACCCTCTGGATCCTTGTGCCAGCTTTCATTAAGCAGCTGCTCAAGGTCATAGACGTTGACAGTCTCCTTGCTCATGGTCAGAGCCTGGAACTGCCGCTGTAGTTCGTTCTTGGCCTCCTGCTGAGAAAGGAGCTGGTTGCGTAAGGCCCCCAGCTCTTGTTTCTGCTGCATTAGTTCCCCGTCAAGCCTGTCGATCTCCTTTCGCCGTTCCATCCGCTCCTGGAGCGTTGCGATGAGGGCCTGAGAGATGGGGTCTTCTTGGCCCACCAGTGCAGCCAACTGCTGCAGGACGATCTTGTTTGACACGCTTAACGGGAGCCTGAAAAAGGGAGGCTCAATCCCGCTCCAATGTAGGAGGGTTCACTGGAACGTCGATGATCACGGGTTCAGCAGGGGCTTGTGCCGAGGCGAAGAAGGTCTCCGCCTGCTTCCTTTTCTCCTCACCGTGATCCAGAACCTGAACCTCGGGGGTGTCCGCCCACTTGGCATCCTCCGCAGCCCAGTCAACCCTATGTACGTGAGAAGCCGCGTCAAAACCCGGATCCGTTCCAGGGCAAGGGTTTTCATTTGACAAAGCATTTGTCAAAAGTCCCCCTTTGTCAAAAGTCCCCTCTTGGTCCGTTCCAGGGGCAGACCTTTTGACAAAATCCGACTTTTGACAATCGGTTTGGCAAATTAGATCCGTTCCAGCAGAAGGGGTTTGAGTTATTACATCATTATCCCCACACACCCCCCGCGCGAAGGACCTCTTCGAGAGACCCAATGGAGCGTTTGCACTGAGAGCGCGGTAGAAGGTGGGGCGTCTCCCCTTAAACACCCGGTTTGCCGGTGGAGCGCACCGTTCAATCAGCTTTTGGCTCTCCAACTTCTCCAGGGCATAACGGACGGCGCGGTTCATGCCCTCGCCACCAACAATTTCGTGGTTCTCAATGTCCGCCACACACCACGCGACAGAGGTGTCGTTACTCATCTGATCAAGGACATCGAGCATGTATCCCTGGGGCGTGTCACCTCGCAGTACGGTCTGCGGCCTTAGCTCGTTGATCTCGTAGGTGTAGTCCTTACGCAGAGTGAAGGTCATTTTCTGGCCTTCCCGGTCATCGCGTGACTTCTCAACGGTTATCAGACGGGTGTTAGCGGGTAGAGGCCCCATCTTCACTAGCTCTGTTTCCGATAGGCGAGTCATATTCCAGGTCTCGTCTACGGCTGCTCTAATGGCGCTGGTGCCGCGAAAGTCCCCATTCCGGTTGTTGTGGTGGATCACGAGGATTGAAGCCGCTGGAAAGTCCACACCGTTGCGTCTGGCGAGCTTCTTAAGGGGCAGCGCATATTCCCGCCTGTTTTCCTCGTATGGGTTGCTGTCGTTGCAGCCATCAAGCGAGTCAATAACGATCAGGTCGTATTTGTTCTTTTTCTGCATGTCGCAAAAGCGGCGATACCACTGCATGTCCCATTCAGGGATGAAGTCCACCCCTGTCTCAACCCCGATCAGACTGAACTGCCTACGTGTGATGCGCTCTGACTGGTCCCCATTGAGCCACAAGACCCTGCCTTTGGACACCTGGAACGTTTTCCCATGCACCTTGAAGGGTTTCGCCTGAACAATGTGCTTACAGAGGGTCATGGCCATAGCGGACTTACCCGTACCCCCGTCCGCATGAACAAGAAGGATCCATGGCTTAGGCAGCAGGCCAGGAATTAAGTAGTCAAAGCTGCTGTCATCTAATTGCGTAAGGTCGCGGGGCTTATTGCCGTTGGTGCGCTTAAAGGAAACATGCCGATCTAGGAGCTGATCAATTTCAGCCGCGTTTCTACGACCGGCTTTAAGAGCCAGTAGGTGCTTTTCGTGGTCAAGGATTGCCGGATCTTCAAACGTCTCCTCAAGCTCGATGGCACGTTTAAGGACGTCTTCGGCGGATAGATAGTTTTGCTCGTATCTGAGGGTGGTCTGAAGCACCTCCTCAACAACAGAAGCACAACCGTCCCGACCGAAGCGAACCCGCTCTGGGTCGTATTTGTCGGCCAGTTTTACAAGGCTGCCAAAACCCAGACCGCCGTCACAGTTAAAGCCAGCGTTCCAACGGTCCAGGCAAGGATCTTTACCGTCTTTCCAGTCGTCGCTGTACTCGTCATCCTTCAGCGACCACTCACGCCAAAGATTGAGCCCTTCTTCGTCGGGCAACTCGGAGTGGAGCATTGCGCCAATACGCCACCACAAATCCTCCGTACCCCTACCACCTGGTTCGATGACGGAAAGGCAGGATGACGCAATAACAACTCGTTCTTCTTTAGACCTAGAGGCCCAGCGTGTATCTACAAGCTTTTTAGGGCCATTCTTGTCGGTCCACTGCTGGTACGACTCCTTCATCCGCGCCAAGAGCCAGCCAGGAGCCTCTGGAACGTCGTCCAAGCTGCCAATGAGCCTGTATTCCCCTTTGTCCTTGTAAGCGCCTCCTATCGCCCCGTGGCGGCCCCAGAGCACTTCCCAGCCCTCAAGATTGGTCCCGGCGTGAGATATATCTTTGACTTCAAGCCACAGCTCCTTAGGAACTTTGAAGAGGTACTTCGCCGCGTTTTTCTTAGTGGACTCAACGCGCGGAGCTTTCTTTAGGTCCGCACCCCATTTTTTCTTTACTGCACCCAAATTCCAGTCAACGTCAAAGATGACAAGCCCGTTGGAACGTGCGCCAGTCCAAACGCCGACAGCCTTGAACTTGTCCGGTTCACGCTCAATACGGAGAGCAACAGTTTCTGGGTCGTAATCGTGATGATGGGCCGAACCCAAGGGTTCCTTGCCCTTTGCAGGCTTACCTCCAGGTAGTTGAACGCCCATCCCATAAACAGGGGTATATGCGTACCCCTTTGGAAGAGAGCGCACAAAGCTAAGCAAGTCCATTTGTTAGACTCCTACAGGAATAGATAGATTCGCCCTAGGGATTTCGGCCCCCTAGGGCGTTTTTTCATGTTATCGGGGCTGACAAGGGGTTTAGTCGTGTAGTACACTGGGAGGGCACCGGACTCTTGTCCACAGCACCTCAACCATGTCTTTCATCCCAGAAAAGTTCGCTGGAACGGTCACAGGCGACAGCAGCAGCCGTGATGGCTACTTGAATCCCAGCAAAGTCAAAGCAAACGGCAGCGTCCGTTTCGCTCTGTTAAGCGAGGAACCCCTCTGCTTTTTCGAGTGCTGGGGCGAATCCACTGACGGCAGCGTGCGTCCCTTTCGTTTCCCTGATGATCCAACCGCTGCCGACATTGAGCAGGAGATGGGCGCCGATTACAACCGCCGCTTAAACCGCGATGGCACGGCTCCCGAATCTGTCAAGTTCGCCATGGCCGTACCCGTGTACAACTACGACCTGGGACGTGTACAGGTGCTGCAGCTTTCACAGAAAAGCCTGCAACGCGAGATGAACAAAATCAGCCAAATGGACGACTACTCCAATTTGCTGGAGTGGGATTTTGTGATCACCAAGGAAGCCACCGTTTCCCCAGACATGTATGGCCTCCGTCCAGCACCTCGTAAGGCTGGAACGCAAAAGGAGATCGACGCCGCCTGGGCCGCTGTTCAGAAGGACGGCTTTGACATCACCCGCTTGCTGGGCGGCGGCAACCCATTCAAAGAGTCTGCCTAACAACAAAAAGCCCCTGGATGACGAGTCCAGGGGCATCCCAACGCTTGATTCTGATTACAGCGAGCCTGGCATGGGTGTGAACATTCCATCCATTCGAGACTCCTTGTATGGACTAGGCGATAGGCACAACCTCTTGCCCGAGGTACGAAAGAACCCTTCTAGTGTCGCACAGTATTGAAGAATTGGAACGCTGTCCCCGGCTCTCGCACCTAGGAACTCACCGCTAGCGTTCCGGGTAGCGGACGATCGATACATTCCTAAGAAAGTATCGCCATGAAAGCTAACGCACCGGAGCCCACTGACA